CCAAAACGTACTTGAAGCCACATTAAGCAGCCTAGTCACAAGTTTATAACTAATGGATATTGCTCTACACAATGAAAAATTTACCGAGTTTATTCTCGGTCGGAAAACAGAGGAGCAAGACAACAAAGTCAAGATCAACGATGAACTACATCTCCACCAAAGGCGAGAAATGAATTGGTCATCATATGTGATAGGAGTAAACGGAGACATTACCGGTTTGTTTCAGCCGGGATATTTCGAGGCCACCACAGCCTGTTCCAAATACACCAACGAACTTTCAACTGCTGCGTGCTCTAAGAGCTTAAAAACTAGCAGGTTCTTCACACTGATAATTCCATCATTTATAACACGCGACATGGTAACGGGAGTTCGCACACCGTAAGAGAAGAAAGCACAATTACTTGCGCAATCCGAGTCCCCTAAGAAGCTGCTCAGCAGTCGACTTGGAGATGTGAACAGAGGATTCGAGTCCATCTGTCTCCTTGATCTCTTCACAAGGAGTATCGGGCTCCGACACCGTCGTTAAACTAAGTGTAGGAGCACGAGCAAATCTCTCTTCGAGTTTTGCAAAGCGTTCACATAACGCTGCGAAAGCCTCATTCTGAGTTTCTTTCGACTTAAGGGCGAGAAGTGCACCACCACTAATTTGGGTGATGAAGATATCCACTTTACCAGCCGCCAAGCTGGTCAAACCCGATATTGTAATCGTGTTTGCCGCCCCTGTGCCATTTGCTGACACCGTAAACACAGCGACCTGAACCGAAGTTCCCGCTGCCACAGCATTTGCTGCAGCAGCTGAGCTATCCACTAAGATAGTAGGCTTGGCAGTAATATTACTACCAGGCGAAAACGTCGCAACAACAGTAGTAGAACCAACTGTTGAGAAGGTAAGCACAAACGTTCCTGCAATAGGCAACGTAAAAGTGCTCGTTGTAGAGACCACCGGGATTGTTGATCCCGTCGCCAAAGTGCCACCCGTTGTTCCTAAGAACGCCGAGCCAGCAGCAGCGGCAGATGCAAGCGGTCCCTCAACCACGTGTGCATACAAGACTTGTTGACCAATAGGCGTTTCTTGTTTGCGCCGTATCAACGTCCATTCATGTTCGACCCAAAGCTCACCGGCAGGCGTCGCAGCTTGTGCTCCATTGGAACACAGCTGAAACTGACCCATGTCGTAGAACTTTGCGGCCTGACCTGTAGGAGCAGCGATGTTTGCAGAACTAAACACGAAATATTGATTCAGAGCTAATGCGTCACCTTTTGATCGGTTTCGCCCTCGACTCTTGTGGGCAACACCCACATCGTGCACGAAATGCCCTGCGAAGGGTGGACCAGAAACTGATCCTTCGTAGTTTTCCAGCTGAGACACGTTAGTGAACGTAGAATCATCTGGGTCCATATTCGTGGCCATGGCAATGATTCCAGCGGAAGTCAAAGTACCAGAAGCCATATATTCTTCACCACGATACCAAAATCTGAGCAAATGACAGATGTACTCCTCATAAGTACTGGCAATCTGGGAGAAAACTGGAAAAAGCAAAGAATTGCCCGGATTCAGAAAGAAATTCTGGATCAAGGCAAACGCTGTTGATGCTACTGGGATATCCATCACTTTTTCAAAGCGACGATTGAAGTGATCTCTCACTTGGTTGGAATTTTTCCAAACCGTACCCACATTAACACCATCCGTGACTGAGCTCGCCACATTTTTGGGCGGAGCTATCGTAGGACCCGAATTATTTTTCTTCGGGTGATTTGTTTTTCGGGAAGTACCTTTCTTTTTCTGCTTGGCTGCCTTTTTGGCAGCTTTCTTTTGTGCCTTACCTTTTGGGCCAGACATTTTAGCAGGAAATAGAAGGTGACGAGAGTAAGAAAGAAGAAGAAGAAGGAATAGAGTTACATGTTGTAGATTCAAAATGAGTTCTAAGATTTTTTAAAAGGGATGCTG